TGTTTGGTTTAATTCCACGAACAACTTTCCATTCAACAGAGTTAACGGAAAATTCAATAGAAGTTACACAATCTTTTTCATTTACAGAATTAACCAATTGTGGTTTGTTAATTTTGCGAAAAGGTTTTCCAAATAAAGAAAAAGTCAATGCATCAAGAATCGTACTTTTCCCCGCACCATTAGTTCCAATAATTAAATTGTTAGAATGATCGTTTAGACAAAATTCAGTTTCCTGGTTTCCTGTACTAAGAAAGTTTTTCCAAGAAATTTTTTTAAATAAAATCATTGTATTTTGGAGGAACTACAATATCATTTGAAGTAATAACTGCATAACTGTGATCATGCATTTCACATATTTGTATCATCATATCATCTTCAACCTCTATCACATGCATTTCTGGATATCCATCTTCTTCTAACATCATAGCAAATCTCATGGCATCATCTTCATCTTCAAAAAGATAAAGAATTTTTTCACCATCTTCATTGATTGCACTATATGCCCCTTCTTTTTCTTGTCCCTCTATTGTAATGATAAACATTCAAATCAACTCGCAAGCTTCTTTGTAGACTTCTTGAATAAGACTTTGAATTGTTGATTTGTTTAAATCAATTTCTGCCTCTTCAATATATCTATTCAAAATAGAAAGAGTATCTTCAGAATCAGTAATTTCAAAATTTTCAGAATCTATGAGTTGAAAGTTTTCAACTATTTTTAAATCAGCAACCCCAGATTGATATAATTTGTCTAAAAACTTTTCAAACTTTTTAGTATCAGATTTTTTTCTAACTGTGACTTTTACAATCTTGTTTTCATACTCTCTAGTATCAAAAGTTTGATAGTTAGTATCTTCATAATAAATGTTATAAAACAATCTATATGGATTATTAATTGGAGTATGTTCTAGCGTCTCCGTATCAAAAATATGAAATCCCCTAGTATCATTCAGATCATTCCAGAACATTTCATAAGGATTACCTAGATAGAATATTCTTCCATCCGTCGATCTAGTGTGATAGTGACCAGAGTAGACTTTGGAGAACTTCTCAAATAGTTTGCTTTCCAAACCATGCTCCATGATGATGCCTCTATGAGCTCTAAATCCTTGGAGTTCAAGGTGCCCCATCGCACACTCGCAAGATGTCTTTTCAATAAGTTTAAAAGTGTTTTTTTCATTTTCTTGATTAATCCATGGTATGAATAAAACTTTTAGATTATCCAGTTTTACTTCCGTTGGTTCTGAATAAACTGTTACGTTTTTATATTCACGAAGAAGAAGATCTACTGCATTTACATCATTAGTATTTTTGTAATATGCTGTATGATTACCAACAATAGTATGAACTTTTACTCCCATTTCTTGGAGTCGATCATAGTAATTGTCTTTTGCCCAAGAAAGTGCGGAAAAATCAATTCCTTTACGACTGTCAAAAGTATCTCCCATATCCACAACTGCAGTAATTCCTTCCCGTTCTAAGGTTGGAAAGAATACGTCATTATAGAATTTTAGAAAATAATCATGAAACAGTTTGGAGTTTTTACGAGCTCCAAAATGTTGATCAGTAATAATTGCAACTTTCATTAGTAGCGAAGTTTGCTATGCACAGCGTCCTTAATGCTATTATAGTCACTGTAACTAGATCCGTCAAGTTCACTGCCTTCGAAAACTTCATCAAATCCAGACTTTTCAAGAATTTTGTTTTTGATTTCTAGTTGTTTTTTCTCTTGAGAGATTCTACGCAAGAAAGCATAGTGGATGATTTGAGTGAAGTATGCAAAAGGATTTTGTGACTTCTCTGGATTGAAATTGTGAATGTAGCGAACACAATTCTCAATGCCATCACAAATCATGTCATCCTTAAACATGTAATTAACAAAGTTTGGCTTATAGGACAAGTGGTTTGCAATCTTCAGGAAGCACTCTCCAACATATCTTGGGATTGGAGGCTTTGTGTCCCATCTTGTTCCTCTATCTTCTTTCGTTGGTTCTCTACCATACTTCTTGATAAAAGTTCTTTCAACATCATTTCGATAATCAATCAACGCTGCAAGAAACTCTTTATTGTTAACATAATGTTCCGATCTTTTTCTTCTTCCCATAGTATTTGCAGTAATCATAAGTTTATCTTCTTTAGTATGTAGATATTATAACAGTTCTGCAAATAGTTGACAAGAATCGAAATGGTAGTTAGAATACCTTTGTTAGGGTTGAAGAGAAATAATAGCTTTACTTAGATCTATAGAGCTTCTCTAGAATATCTTTAGCATCATTGACGGATGATATGTATCCCATCTCTTTAGATATTTTGTGATTATTGCTATTGTTTTTGTTTTGTACTGTTCTTACATAGTTTTGATACATTACAATCATTTCTATGTCAGAAGATTCCGACATTGTAAGAATATCTTCAAAATTAACAATCAACATATCTTCAGTTGTTGTTTTAAGCCAAGGTTCTAATTTATATCCCATAGTTCCAGATCTTCCTTTCACTTCTCCAACAGTAATTGGATTTGATACAAGAAGAAAAGTTCTATCGTTTTCTTCACACGCAGAGACTTTACAAAATATTTCTTCTCCATTTTTAAATTTTATTGTTGCATAAAAATCATCTTCCATTGTTTTTCTTTAGTTGTATAGTTACTATTTCATAATTAAAACTTTCTTCATTATAAATTTTAATTCTTTCTATAAAATGATTGAGAGTGTAATTTTTTCTTGAATTGTGCGTACAATCATCAGCAATATCATATAAAGTTGCTTTTACTTTATCTTTGCCTTTGCGGAGGACTCTACCAATACTCTGTAAATTTCTAACACGAGACTTTGATGGAGAGGCAAATATTACGTTGTGAAGGTTCTTAATGTTAATACCTGTAGAAAAAGTTCCATAAGAGGCAACAATGATTGCGTTGTTTTCTCTTTCTGTAATTTCTCTAACTAATTCTCTTTCTTCAGCATCCACACCACCATGAACAAAGAATACTTTACGATCAATTCGTTTGTTATTATTTATTTGTTCGTAAAGGACTGCTCCATGAGCTTCTACTCTTGCAAAAAGAACAAGAGTGTTACCTTTAAGATCTAAAGTAAGATTTGTAATAAATTTATTTCTTTGTTCGTGACTGATTAAATATTGTATCTCATCTTCATAAGTTTCAAACTTTTGTGGTGGGTGTTTAAGAACAAGACACTGAATGTCAAGTTGAGAAAGATGTCCCTGTCTCATTAACTCTTCAGTTCTTGTTACTTTGTATGATGGGCCAAATAAACCTTCAAGAACCCACTTGTGAGTTTGAGTTCCATCTAAAGTTCCTGTGAAACCAAAACGATACTTTGCATGATGCAACTTTGTCATAATTTGAATAAGAGACTTTGACTTGAATAAATGTGCTTCATCTCCTATAATGCATCCATAATCTTCAAAAAAAGAACGCTCTAGTTTATATACTGACTGCCATGTTGTGATAGTAACTGGAGCATCATTACTCTTCTCCCTACCAGAATAGATACGGTGACAATATGAGTCAGCATCCCAACCATAATCTAAAAAGTCCTTGTACATCTGCTCTACAAGAGATGTCGTCGGAACAACTAGAAGAATTTTTTCGCCTTTATCCACATAGTATCTTACGAGGGAATAAATCATCAGTGATTTGCCGCTGGCAGTGGGGCTTATCAATAGTTTTCTATTATGCTTTAGGGCACCATATACTCCCTCAATCTGGTATTTCCTGGGAGTATGAGCACAAATGGAATGCATATAATCCTTGACACCCTCATAGGAGATGTGATCATTCTCTTCATATGGAGTGCCATAGAACTTATTATCTTCAAACTTGTAAGTGTATCCGTATTGCTTACAGAAATTGACAATCTTATCTAAGAGTCCAACATAAATCTGTTTGGATCTCATATCATACAAATGAATCTCCCCATTCCAATTCCTTCCACGGTACTGGGGCATAAATTTTGCATTAGGAACCTCAAACTTAAAGTGATCTCTAAGTTCGTATTCAATATGAGGTTCTGTATTAATCTTTAAAAATACTTCGTTGGATTTAGATATAACAAGGTTTGCTGTTGTATCAATCACATGAATCCATTCATCTAGGGGTATTTATTACCCCAGTCCAGCATTAAATCTCATGAACTCAATTGCATTTTTGATTTGATATGTGCGATTAGTAATCTGCTTTAAAATGCTTTCAATGTAAACAAGCATTGTATCGTAATAATCAATCTTCAAGCAGATTGTTGAAAGCTTCTCATCCGCATCCAAATATTTCTGCATAGTGTCCTTATCCCTAATTTTTTTAGGAAATGGATTCTCCACATAAACATCAGGATCTGCTTTTCCACTAAAATACTCATAGCGTTCGTGCCGAATATTTTTTCTCTGTTGCTCTGCTTTCTTTCTCAAAAGAAAAATTGTGTTGTACATTTCAAAATACTTCGCATGAAGTGCAGGAATATTTGTTGATTCTGTATGGAGGTTATCCATATTAATTTTTGAATCTTTTTCCCACATCTCTTGAATTTTATCAAGATCAATAGACATACTAATTCAATGATGTTATGTTGTATATACTATACTTGAAAGATACCTCTGCTGTAAAGTATTCAATGTCAGTTGCTGTAGCGTCAAAATCTAAAGTTGTCAATGCATACGGGAATACATCTTTAAATTCAACTTTGAGTTTTGGATTTTGTTGACTGCTTAAGATTATTAATGTTGCGTCCGAGTAAATGTTCATCAATTTACTATCTGGATAATCATCTTCTTTTTGCAAATCATAAATTTCAGTAAGACTCTCTGGATATCCAAGTCCTCTCATCCAATTTTGTATTTCAATATAATTTTTTAAATCCTCATCGATCAAAAAAGTCAAAGTTAAATCATCAAATTCCAATTTATCTCCAGGGATTGGAATATCTTTAAGGTATGTTGGTTGATTTGCAACACCTAAAGAAAGTCCAGGAATATTAACTCTATTTCCAAAGTAAACAACTTTAGGAGTTCTATTCAGGGTGAATTGAAAACCTGTTGGTGATAAAAAATTTCTATTATCAATTTGTCTAGACATAATTACTCACTGACAATAGTTGCATTAGTCCATCCACCATTTTTACCATCATTATTGGCAATTAAAGAAGATGCTTCATTTTCAGATGCAAAAGTAATTTTTTGTGATGCATCATCAGTCCATCTATGGCCACCAGAATAGTAAACAGTAACGTTACCGTTTGCTACACTTGGTTTTTGAATATAAAATGCCATTTTTCTTAGATAGTTTTAAATATTTAGATAAAAAAAGAGGATCCCGAAGGATCCTCTGAAAAACCTTGTGAGTTTAGATCACATGAGGTTCTTAACTGCAACGCGACGATAGTAGCGGTTGCTGTTAACACGGAGTCTTCCGAGACCCTGATCAAGTCCTTCCGCGAATGGGTTAGCAACAAGACCGTAACGGGTCTTGAATCCAATCTTGGGCTGGAAGCTGTTCTCGCCAACGGCACGAACCATTTGGAGAGGAACATAAGGACAATAGAAGAGTCCAGCGTCATAAGGTGAAGAACCCTTATAACCAACAACGTAGTACTGGTTACCAGCACTTGCGTTGCCTGAAGTCAGGTTTGCAGAATAAGGATCGATATAGACGCGATACTTACCTTGCAGAACACCAGCGAAGGTGTTACCAGTGTCATCAACGTTCAGGTTAGCGTTGAGTGCAGGGGTGTAGTCGAGAACACCAGCCATGGTGAGAGCAGAAGCAACGTCTGCAGAACACATGATGATGTTGCCCTTTCCTCTACGAGTTCTTTGTGCAATCGCGTTAGCGTCGCGCTCGATTTGGAACAGGAGACCCTTGAACTTCTCAACACTCCAACGTCCGTTTGAATCAACGTCGAGGTCGAATACACCAGCGGT